TGATATCTTGAAAAGGATTTGGCTCCTTGTTCAAAAGAAGATTTACTCTGGATCTTTTTACGCCTTTTGCTATGCTCTGAATACCAGGTACTTGTGCTCCTACAGTAGTTTTAACTTCTGCTGCGTCATCTACAATAAGATTAACGCCACGATTTACAATCTCAATGTCTTCGTACGCTTTTTCGTACTTAAACGTAAATTCTCGAGACGGCTGTACAGTATGGTCGAAATATCGCTGAGCAGGGTTCAGTTTTTCTTCATCTGCTTCAGGCTGTCGGCCTATAAATCTGTCATACCATGCCATGTTTTTCTCTTTGAATCTCTACCCAACGTTCCTGCTTTTTGGCAGTTCCGAGAGCTGGGTCTCTTCCATACACCTTATGTAATTTTAAGTGATGCGTATGGCATAGGGTAACGGTTTGTTCGTACAACTCAGACCAGTGCGCCTCTATAAAATCTTCCCGAAAAGATAAAATATTCTCAGGAAGTAACCTATTCTTTTTAACGTAATTATGTACTAAGGGACTTAAGGAGTTGAAATGATGAAAATCAAGTTCTTCTTTTTCTCCACAAATATAGCACTCTGTGCCTTTTTCATACTTGTTTTTTGCTTTATCTCTTATGTATTTTACGATGTCTCTTTTTAGATCCATTTACGAATACCAGAATTATAGCGAATGTGAGGTGTCATGTCAAATACTATTTTTGACATGGTCTCTTTAAAACCCGCTGTTTGATGTTTCAAATGAATACAGTGCATAACGCAATGCATCGGCCATATGAGATGCACGATTGTGTTTCGGCTTCTCTCTTAAAAGGTTGGGATTAGGATCCCATTGGTACTGATCCAAGCATTGTAGAGTTTCCCTACAAAACTGATCAACTTGTAATCTATCGTTATCAACAATGCCTTCTACATGAGCTATTCCATCAAGCACTGATTTCTTCGCATTTACAGTACTAATATCATAGTTTTGAGCAAAGTCAAAACGAGTTTGCTGGGCTGCAGAATCAATGTAGATATAGTCTATATCCCACTTATCTATAAGTATTTGTATCTCGGATGCGTGTTGTTCTGTAGTTCTTTCTGCATCTAAGTACTCATCTACTAAATAATACTTTTCTTCGTCCCAGTCATATCCAATAACACAGAATGCAGTAGGGTCTCTATACCCTACGTCAAGTCCTGCAAATATATCCATGCTACTAGTATTTAATTCTTCGAAGTTTCCTACACACTTTTCAAAGTTAAAGTTCCAAACCTGACCTTCATATGTATTAAAGTCAGCTTCATACTCTTGCCGAAACTCAGCCTCGGACATACTTTTTCTAGCTTCCTGAATATCCGTTTCAGACATTCTAGGATTAGATCGATAGCTCGCTTTAATAGAGACCCACTCTGGAAAATCATCAACAAAACCTCTGTCAAAAAACTCAGCAAACCAGTTATTCCTTCCTCGAGGAGTAGAAATAAAAATTGCTTTTGAGTTATCCTTGTCAAGTGTGGGGCGCAAAGCTACATTGAACGCATCTTTACCATCTGCCAGAGCTGCCTCATCAAAAATAATTAGATCGTAGGACCTACCAACGCATGAGTCCACTTGGTTAACTGAACCCATGCGTATCGTAGAGCCATTAGAAATCTCTATCACTTTATCTTTTGCGTTATCTTTAACTACTTCTAGATCAAAGTGTTTTATGAGAGTTCTTTGCAAATCAAATGAGATTTGTGATAAGGCATAGTTAGGGGACATAATTAAAATATTCGAAGAAGGTACTAGCGATACAAGCTGACCAATAATGTTAGCAATGTACGTTTTCCCCTGCCTTCGAGAAATAGCCGCGCATACAAACCTATACTTAGGATTGTTAATAGCATTAATGATTGCTTTTTGAGAAGGCAATGGCTCAATACCCAATAGATCCATGTAAGGTTCTACAGGTAGTTTTAAGAATTTATCTTCTTTGGAGTAATCACTGAGATAGTCAGAGACTATATCTTTACGGCTAATTTCAATTGACATTTAGTCTTGTCCCATTGAGAAAGTTTTACTGTATTTTCTACAATAATCTAGTTCTGTTAAGTTGTCTTCCTGTTCATCTATTTCAGAAGGTTTATGCGGTCGTTCTGATCGCTTCTTTTCTTCAATAAAATCAAGTATTTCCCTTAATTCTGCGCTGTCTGGCATAGTAGTATCCCTGTAGTAGCTTAACTAAGACAGTATTCCACCAGAAGAAGTGCTTAGAAAAAACATATCCTCGACCTTCGAGAAATTCTTTCGTGCACCACTCTTTTTGAATATTGTCTAAGTATTCCCCATTATGGCGCAGAACTGCATGTCCTGTGCCGTGTACTTGACAATAACAAACTTTATATCCACCGAATATGAGATTCCAATACATTTTTATGTAGCTTCTATTAGACGCCTCATACAAATATGTTAAGGAATAATCTTCACAATCGCCTTCAAAAGGTAATTGTTTCATCACATACCAAGCCTCTCTCTTTCCGTACTGATTCTTATCTGAAACGTACTTAAAGTTTTTGTTTAAATGAGCTAAAAACTCTTCCATGCTTATTTTCTGCTCATCCACGCTGAGACTCCCATATATGCTCCAACAACACCTGCTTGAGCTATATAAAATAGCCCTAATAAGTCAGCTAATGCTGACACACGACTTTCAGTAACCATAGGAGTAAATAGTATTCCACTGAATATTATCATAGACCCCATTGCTACCCAAGCCATTCTTTTTTGCGCTTCGGACTTTTCCTCCCGAAGCTCAATCTCAAGCATTTCTTGAGATCGTTTTATTTCTTCGTCTGATACCACGCCATCATGATCCAAGTCAAATTCATCGTATCGAGAGTCTTGTTGAAATCTTTTTACCATTTCACCTTATCCGCCCAATAAGCTGCGGACATCTTACCCTTAGCAATATTCTTAGCGTGTCGAGCTTTAAAACTCGCTCGCTTTTTTCTCATTGCTTCACTCTCACCTTTCTTTGGCTTACCAGCAGTTTTTGCTCCCTGCTGGCCAAACCGAATAGTTTTAACTTTAGAGCCTACTTTGGCTACTACAATGTGAGACTTTTTAGCATGCCCGGGCGTTCTTTTTGGTTTATTAAAACCTGAAACACCCGCACGTTTTACTGCCGGGTGCTTTTTTCTAGCGCTTTTTCTTTTTACGGCCACGTCTTCTTCTCCGCTTCTTTTTTCCTGCAACCTGTCGAGTGATGCCAGGAACCTTGGCTATGCTTATACCAGCCACTAGCGTTTCCTACTCTTCTTTTTACGTCGTGCAAAAGTGCTTACATTAGTAGGTTTTCCGCCGGGATTACCAGCAGCTCTTTTTCGGCGAATTGCTGATTTTCTCTGAGAAGGGGACATGCTTGCCGCTTTAGATGCAGGAACACATTTTGGATATTTCTTTTTGCCTGCTTTATCTCGACCACACTTCTCGAACCCCCCGCCCTTTTTAGGGCGGGAAATATCAACCCAGTTCTCTCCGAACCATTTTGTTAAACCCCCACGAGGCTTTGCCATAGTTACTTCCCTCAGCCTTTTTTCTTACGCTTCTTCATAAGAGCTTTTTGAAGTGCAGGTGGCAACTTCTTCTGAGCAGCAGTCAAACCGCCCATAGACTTTTTCTTCTTTCCCTTGCCCTTTTTAGCAGGACGTCCTCTTTTACTTCCGTAAGTTCCTTTACCTCTTGGCATCTACTTCTCCTGACATTTGCAATTGTAACAAACTTCATTGATACAGTCTTTGCAATCTTTGCCGCAATGGCAGTTGTGTCCACATGCTTTGCATGATTTATCCATAGTTTAACCCATACGGTATTTACCGCCCTTGGCTTTGTAAGTTTTTACAAGCCATCCGTTTGCGTATGCTGAAGGATATACAGCGAACTTTCTCTTTGTTTGAGCTTTAACTCTAGCATAAAGCTTTTTATTTGTTGGAACAGGACGCTTTTTCTTAGTGGCGGCCTTTTTGCGTTTGCGGACCGCCATTAATTACTCCTCTTCCTTTGGTTCTTGTTTTGGTTCTTGTTTTTTGAACGCTTCTTTTATTTTAGGCTGACCTAACCAAGCATTTGCTTCTTCTTCTGAAGTAAAAGCTTTTTTATCCTTGCCAGGTTGAGTAGCCCACCAAGTACCTCGTTTTTCATGAATCATAATTCTCTCCTACCGTGGCGCACAGCGCCCAACAATTTAAGTATTATAGTACGAATCACTCTCGAAGTCAAGACTTATTTTTGGTATGGTATATACAAGTACTCGTTCTGTCTTACCCTTAACCGTAGTCTCTCCTAGTTTTTCGTACTTATATTCAGGGACATGTCTTTTAGTATTCCCTGATACTACTAAATCGGTTTCAAACTCTTTGCATTGCCCTTCTAGCCTAGAAGCAAGATTAACTGCGTCACCAATAACGCTATAGTCAAACCTACTACTAGAACCCATGTTACCGACAATACACGGTCCAGTATTGATTCCGATTCCCGTATTGATTTCAAAGCCTCTTTCGGTCCTGAGAACATTATTTAACTCCTCTAGTGCCTGCCTCATTTCTAGGGCAGCTTGTACCGCATGGTACGCATGATCTGGATCGTCTAAGGGAGCATTCCAAAAAGCCATAATACAGTCTCCCATGTATTTATCTACAGTACCTTTATGTTTCAAAATTACATCAGTTTGGTTAGTAAGAAACTTGTTAATAAGCTCGACTAAACCTTCTGGATTGTCTTTGAATGTTTCTGAGATTGGTGTGAATCCTCTTATATCGCAAAAGAGAAATGTCATTTCTCGTCGATCTCCACCAAGCTTTAAAAGCTCTGGATTCTTTTGCAATTTTGCCACCATCCCAGGATCTAAATAATGTTCAAACTGTTTCTTTATTTGAAGACGCAACTTAAATTGAGTATAAAAATTAATAAAACTTGATACGGCCCACAGTACAAAAGCACTTATAACTATGAAGGACGCATCTAGCAAAATTCCTGAGGTTGTAAAATTATAGTATACATATGAAACTGATCCTCCTATTGCAAGTAAAAGAGCAGGAACCGATAAGTATAACTTAAAAGAACAAACGGCTATGAGTACGAGAATACCTAGCAAAGCTAGTAACTCTGTTCCTTCCGTCCAGTTTGGTCTTGAAATATTATTTCCTTGTATAAGTGTGGAAATAGCTGCCGCTTGAATCTCATGCGGAGCTTTTAAGCCATCAGGTGTTGCTACTAAGGTGGACGCACCTTTAGCAGTCACACCAATTAAAACAATTGGATACTCAGTGGGATTTGTAATATAGTCTTTTGCTGACATTCTCGAAAAGTTCGTATTCCAAGTAGTCCAAATCCTGCCCCGTGCATCAGTATCAATTATAGGAAGATTTTTCACTCTAAGCTTTTCTACTCCAGTTTTGCCCGTCTTTATCGAATAAGATTTTGCTCCTACTATTGTTCTTAAAACTTCTAGGCCGAAAGAAGGGTAGATCTCGTTATCTATATTAAAAACAAGAGGCAGTCTTCGTACTAAACCATCAACTTCTGGGGCAGTAGATGTAATTCCATTCCCTTTCGCAGATTCTTCTATAGCCGGAACATTTGTTAAAACTCCATCGTACTTAAAAAGAAACGGTGTAGGATCTTCTCCCATTCTTGCAGTACCCACATGCGGGGGTCGTCCTACAAATGTAGAATTTGACGCTGCAGCCGAGACCACCACGTTCTCGGTATTAATACATTTTCCTAAATTTTTGTCTCCTCCAAATCTATCTTCCTCAGGAAATAGGACGGAAAACCCCACAACTTGTCCACCCAACAACTTACAGAAGATTTGTCGAGGCCAAGGCCATTGACCAAGTCTCTGTAAACTGTCGTCATCAATATCCACGAGTAAAATATTTTCATCCCCTATGGTAGGTAGGGTAGAAATAAAATAATCAAAAGTTTTTAAGCGAAGTGTTTCGACAGGTGCAGGATCCCAAGCCCTTAGTCCCACGAGTGCAGCAATTGTAGCTACTATGATAATAAATTTTTTCATTGTTGTTTAATAGATATATAAATATCTCCTCCATTGTTGATAAGAATGTTGAAGGTTTCTCCACCATCATCAAGCTTGATCGTATAGCTAGTTCCAGCCATAAGTTCTAGTCTGGTAGTGTTCTCTACTTGTCTTTGTAATATTACTTGACTTCCGTCTATAAAGGTAGAGATTTGAGTCCCAGGATCAAAGCCCACGGCTGTCCCTGCAATGGAAAAGGCTGTATCCTCCTGTGGTCCTTCTTGTCTTTGTCTTTCTTTCTCCTTTTCCATTTCCTCAAAGACGTCAAGTAAGTCTCTTAAAAAGTCTACATCAAGTAAATCTATGTCTAATTCTGTAAACTCTAAGTTTTCTTCGTTTGCATCTAGTTGATCTTCTAGTAGTTCTACGTCTAGTCCATCAAAGTCTAGTAAACTTGTATTTTCTTTTGTTTGTTGAATAGTCTCTTCTTCTTCTTTGGGTGGTGAGACTATAAGCATATTGTCAATAAGTTCCAAGGTTATATCAAGTATCTTTGGAGACGACGGAGTATTTTCAGCCAAAGAAACAGTAGTGGCTTGAAAAGGCTTATTTAGGGTAACATCGCCCACCATAGAAGAAACAATAATTTCTCCTGAAGCATCTCCAAATTCATCGGGCAGTAGTATTATGAGAGTTCTTCCTAGCTCATCTACAGTTGCGGTAAAGTCAGTACCCCGAATAGCTATCTCTGCTGTAGGAGTACGAATCTTTATATTATCTTTATCTATAGTGCCGAGAGCACCAGTTATGAATCTTGCAGTTCCTGAAGCAAAAGTCAGAGCAAGTTTTGATTTGGTAGGATCTGGATCGTAGACAAACTCGTCTATTATAATCTCAGAGTGTTCTGTAAGTTTGAGAACAGAATCGTCTAGAAATTCTAGTTCTATTCGACCTGCTGCGGTGCGAACATCATCGTAGCTTTCTATTCCAAAATCTAGAATAGCTTCGTTTTGTTCTTTGTCACGAAAAACGGCAGCATTACCAAATACATCAGTTATGCTGCCGATATTCGCACTAACAAGTTGTGGAGCCAGAACCAGACTGAATAATACAAAGAGTCGCATTTGTTGAACTTGTCCCGCTTCCTGTTGTTGAGAAATTTATGAAATCATTGGCTCCGGTAGAAGATTGGTAAATACCAATATCCCAATAATCTCCTGTTACTGTAATAGTAGAGCTGTGGCCATTACCTGTAGTAGCACCACTATTGTTAATACCCACATAGTCAATCTGATTATTATCTCCTGTTACTTCCCAGTTTTGGAAAACCCACTTGGAGTTAATTACAGCATTTATGACGTTATCATCCCCATCTATTTCCCAATCTAAATCCATGTCACTTGAATCAGCTGCAGAGATAGATCCCATGCTGTTCCAGGAGTTTAGTCCTGTGTGAGTTACTGCACTGGCTGCATTAAATACGATTGTATTATCGCTTCCATCTATTTCCCAGTCTACAGTACCTCCGTTGGCATCTGCACCCACACCATAGTTTATAGTCTGAGTATTGTTGCCTCCAAGTATTGTGTTTGTCCAAGTAGTACTGTCAATATCATAAGTGCCGGCTGGATTCCACTGTCCTGTAAGAACATTTGTATCTCCTGTCCATATGAAACTAAAGTTAGAAGTATTTGAATTTATATCGGCTAAAAACTTGTTGTTATCTCCAATCTGATCTAAATTTAAAACAATGTTACTACTGTTAAGTAGCATAGCATTATCAACGGTAGTAGTGTTGCTAGTATCCCCTGCAACAATGTTACCGTCTCCTAACTGTTCTATGTCTACTTGGGTGTTTGTTGTACCTGTTGTTGTTTGTGTAATATAAATCTGATTATCAACTGCGTAGGCTGAGCCAGCTACAAGTAATCCGAGTAATGCTAGTAATGAACGTTTCACTACTGTTCTCCCAGTTGAAAGGCCCAGAAGCCTTTCTCTTCTCCTTCGATAACTGTTTGGTAGACCGCAGTTTCAATAGCTTCTCTTAAAGCTATTGCACTACTCTCATTTTCAGTTGCTCCGGCTTCCAATTCAACTAGTTGTGTACCGGCTTCTACAAATCTGAAAACGTCCCCTGACACTCCGACGGAAAGAATCTTTTTGGTCACAAGGACCTCTATTAATATTTCTCCTGTTAGAACTGAGACAGTGCGCAAAGATACAGTTACGGTATCTTCTCTAAATTCTCGGGAAGCTCCTATGCCTAATGTTCTTGCCCCCATCCCTCCTGTTCTTAAGTTTGTTTCGTAATCTACTACCCCACCTTGCATTAAAAGTCCTGCAAACAGCAGTGGGCCCAATTTGTTGTCTTCTTCAAAGTCTCTTCGAGTACTTCTTATTATTTGACGCTCTCGTGTTATATTATCAATACCAACACGTTCTACTACTTTAAAAAACTTGCCTCCTGCGGCATGTTTTAGTGCCCGTATCAAGTATGCCTCGGGCGCTGTAGTTATGGCTGTAGAGAATAAAGCAAACTGTGAGTTGCTTTTTCTCTGGCCTGTCTTATCACCAAAAGCACCTGAATATATCGCTATCACAGGCTGTCTGCTTGCTGGTTGTAAGTTGTATAGTTGATCTACCTTTAGAGTTGCTACCTCTGCGTTTTTTGTTGAATATGCTATCTGGCCAGTAGCACAGCTAGCCATCATCGTCGTAAACGTTAAACTGATCAACAGGCACTTCAATTTGTGTACATAGGTCGCTTTCTTCACAGCTTTCAAAAGTTCCGTCTTCACCATATTTACCAGGATAAGTCTCCATAATGAGCCTACCGTCTAGCATATAGTACCTGATATAATAATCCTCGCTTGTAAAGTAAAATCTGCTCTCGAAGTCGTCTCCGAGCGCTCCACCTTCAAACAGACTTTCGACTAACTCTTTTGAAAGTCTAGAATATATCCTGCTTTCAAAGTTGCGAAGAAACTTGTTAATAGTGCTGTTTTCTTCTTCGCGCTCCAGTTCATCGAGTCTTGCTTGAATTTCTGCTTGCAGCTCTTTTTTTCGGTTTGTCTCTTGATTCTCTATCGTCAAGTAATGACTTGATGTGTTGATCCCGCTGAACGACGGGCTCTTGAATTTGTGAGTCATCTGGTCTGCTTCCGCTATTGTCGGAGCTATTAATAAAGCTATTATCGCTATTACCACTTTTATGCCGTTTTTCATATTCAAGCACCACATTTACTTTTTGCTGCAAACGAATTAAATCATTGTCAAGCATTCGTACTTGGTCAATGACTTTGATCAAGCTTAAGTGAGATTTTTCTAACTTTGGCGTGATCTGTTCTGTAACGTATTTCCAAATGTAGTAGATATAGTAGCCCATACCTACTGCCATAACTATTGGAAAACCAAACTTTTGTATAGCATCAATCGCGTCTTGCATCTTCCTTGCCATCCGCTCTTGCAATTCTATCAATGTCAGGATTGACATTAAGCGCATGACTTACAAGAGTGTCTATCTTTATAAGATCGTTGTTCATAGTCTTCACTCTATTCACTAAAGAATTAGTAAAGTTGTCAACCATGTTGACTTGTTCAACGACTCCTTCCAAAATATATTTTAGAGTCTGAAAAATAAAAAAGCCCATAACAAGAGCAGCTGCAATAGGTGCTCCCACTTGGGCTATGAGGTCGAAAATCTCCAACTAGTGCTGTATTAATATAGCGGACAATATGCCTAATAAAAACATAATTGTCGTGGCTCCTCCAGCTAATATTAGTTGGTGCATTTTATCTAAGCGCGCCTCAACCCCCTCCATGCGATTGTAGATAGTTTTCCATCTTTCCTCACATTGTGCATCGTGAGTGTGAAACTGTAGTTTTAACTCTTGAAGCTCGTCATCATTCAACATCTTTTAACAACTTATCCATGAGCTTTCCATAATTGCCCTGGCCAAAGGGTAACCCTTCGTTAATCTGTACGTTATTTTGTGTTCTTACGTTACTGTTCTGAGCTTTTTCAATATCTGCTTGGGCCTTGATCTCGTCCATTCTCATCTTGTGAGCCATTTGCAATAAGTCGGCCAAATCTTTGTTAGAGTATACTCCACTTTCTTTAGCTTCTTCAAGCTTACTTTCAATCATCTCGTCCAGTAAACTTGCAATATTATTTTTATTGCGATACCCCATGTCCAAATACACTGTATCAATGTACTTTTTCACTTCACGCTTGTTTAACAACTCTACTACTTTATTTTCGTTAACGCCTAGTTGTTGGACAACTGCACGAATATTACCGAAAGTAAGGTATGAGTTTGCTACTTCAAGTCCCTCTGGGGAAATTGTGGTTAGTTCTTTAGCCATGGAGAAATTATAGAAGATAGCGACTGTAAAGTCAAGAATTATTTTTGAGTTGGTAGTAAAATTAAAGGGGCCGAAGCCCCTTTATACAGTTTTAGAAATGATAAAATAAAGATACAGCGTGTGCTGAGTCTTCGATTTCAGTTTCTTTTTCTGTGTATGTGTAAGAAACACTGAAGTTCTTCCAAGTTTTACCAACGGAAACTCCATATAAAAACTCTTTATCTTCACCACGTCCTACAAACCCTTCGAGATCTAAGGGCAAGCCCCAATCTGCTCCAACAGCAGCTGAACCTTGATAATACGAAGTTTTATTTTCGATATCTCGGAAAACTGTAGCGGAAAGAGGGCCTACAGAAATAGAACCATATACTTCTGCAACGTCATCAGCAAAAGCAAGGTCATCATCCATCCAAGAATACTTCAGATAGCCAATATCATAGCTAACATACTCTCCAATGTCTGAAGAGAATCCGGCCGAATAGTTTACTTCGTAATCTTTTTCGCCAGTGAGGTTTACTTGACTTGCCCAAACATCAGCATAAAATCCCGCATGTTCAACACCGATATTACCTTGAAGTGCAGCCTCTCCCATAGTCTGGGTGGCTCCCCTCCAAACGTAGTTTGAAGTAGCGCCAAGTGAGCCTGATACCTCGAGGGCAGCGGCGGGGGCGGAAATAGCTAAAAGAGCTATAAAGGATAGTACATATTTCATAATTTTCTCCCTTTGGTGAAAAGAAAACGGGGGCAAACAGTATGTTACCCCCTCCATTTTTTCTCCACTTTTGGTAGTATCTCAGAATGTACAAAAATTGTCAAGAATTATTTTTCTAAGGTATGTAACCCCGCGTTTTTATCCCCTAATATCAGCAAGCCCTTCTTCTCCGCCAAGAATTGGAGGACCAATAATTACTGGATCATCTCGCATTTCTTCTGGAAACCGAACTTTCTTTGCTTCCCACTCTTCTTGAGTTCTGCACTGATATCTTTTTTTGTTGTTCCAATAATTAGAGTAAAACTTCCCACACCACTCCCCTTGATCGTTCATTTTTAATTTGAACTCTTCTTTTTCTTCTATTGCAAAAGACGTAAGAGGTGCTACCACTAATGCTGCTGCCAATAAAACTTTCACTATGTTCTCCTTTTTGTGAGCTTTGAAATCACCTTGATTTCGGAACATATTATAACAGTACTGGGATGCTTTGTCAACAACTATTTTTCTGTGCTAATATTTCGTTAAGATTTCGTTAATATTTGATGATGTCAAAAATACCCAAAGTCGTACGTGTTGGGGACGCCCGCGGCGGGCGCGAAAGTCAAGTCAAATAACCGCCCCTCCTTAGATCTTTTTGTTCTAGCAAGCCGATCGCATATAACAAATCGGTATTGGACACGAGGGGGTGGGGGTGGTACTCTTAGGGTTCATTAATTGGAGATGGTTATGCAAACACTTGGCACATTCATAGGCGCGGCGGCTCTGACATTTGTTGTTAGTTTGTTTGCGCTAACAGGTTTTATCTTTCTTGACAATGGCGACAACTGGCTAACAAATGCGCTCGGCGTTTCGATGATGGTTATGTCTTTCCTACTTGTTACGCTCGCGTTTCATATTGTCAAACTTTATGCTGAGCGAGGCGCGCGATAACTTCCATTATTCCTCCATTATTCAGGCTTGACTTTTGGGCGAAGATCACCGATAATACCCCTTCACTAACTAGGAGACTACATATGTCTAACTACACTCCGGCGATGATCGCCAAGCTGCAAGCCGCAGCTCCCCTTAACCTTGCTGTTGCCAAGGATCTTGCTGCCGATTTCGGTCTGTCGCATCGCTCTATCATATCCAAGGCGAAAAGCCTCGGCTTGGAATATGTCAAGGCTTCGCCCAAGGTGAAAGCTGTCAAGCAGCCCACCAAGGCCGAGATGGTTGCAGCCATCCGCGCGGCGGTTGCCTTGCCAGATCGCGAGGGCGATTTGACCAAAGCCGAATTGGTTAGCGTGTTGGAGCATCTCGGATGAGATTGCTCCGCACCTTAGCGGATTGGTTGGGGGCGCTGGCGTTATGCTGCGCTCCCTTCATAATCGACACGCTCGAAGGGAAGGTTCTAGCCATCGTCGGGCTTGCATTGTTGACCTTGCAAGCCATACGAAAAGAATGCTATAATCTGGTTTTACTTAACATTATCGGCATTGGAGGATATTTTTATGCGATTCATTTTTGACCTAGACGGAACCGTCATTGACTCTAGCCATCGCCTCGGCGATTCGCTGGACGATTGGCGGCGACTAAATACGCCGGACAATATCGCCGCCGATGGCGAGCTACCATTGTTCGACCAAATGCTCGACGCTATCAATGATGGGCTAGACGTTATCGTTTGCACTTCCCGCGTGATGGGGGTACATGATTTCCAATGGCTCAAGGCACACGGCATCGACGGGATCACGATTCTATGCCGCGACTCTAGGGATGCTCGGCATTGTGGATTCTTCAAGCTGGCATTGCTCCACGACTATGCAAAATCGTTGGGCATGACTTGGGCAAGATTCCGCCGAACTTCGATTATGTTTGATGATTCGATTGAGGTTCAAAATACGCTCAAAAGCGTTGGACTTCGCGTGATTGATCCTGTAAACTATAACCTCAATATAAGGACAGCTTAAAATGACTATAGCGAAAAAATCAATCATGGTTCTGGATACCGAAACGTGCGACCTAAAAGGCCACGTTTACGATGTCGGTTACACGGTTACAAATCGCAAGGGCGAGATTCTCAAAACCTACAACGCATTGGTTGCGGAGATTTTCACCGATGCCGAGCTAATGATGGGCGCATTCTACGCGAGAAAACTATTCTCGCACTATGCTCCAATGCTCGACCGTGGCGAGATTTCGCTGAAGCCTTGGGGTGAGATTGTCGCGCAAATGCGAGCCGATGTTACGGAATACGGAATCAATGTTGTCGCGGCTTACAACCTCGGCTTTGATCGTCGCGTGATGCGAACCACAAACAAATTGTTGGGCGATGGCCCCGTGTTTGAAGGCTGCTTTCCTAACCCACGATTGCTCGACATTTGGCAATTCGCTTGCGAAACCAAATTGTCACAAGCGCGATACAAGCAAATCGCTAGGAATCTCGGTTGGATGTCTGCCGCTGGCAATATCAAGACCGGCGCTGAATACGCCTACCGATTCTGCTCTGGCGACCACGGTTTTATCGAAGATCACACCGCTTTGTCGGACGCAATCATCGAGACGAAAATTCTCGCGGATTGCTACGCTTGCAAAAAATCTGTCCCCTACGGGATCACAAACGCTCAACCTTGGAGAATCGTAAATGCGTGATACTAAATTTTGGAAAATCTTGGTCGCCGCCTATATGATTTATTCTGTCAGCGCGGATATAATTCTGATCTGCGGGATCGCATGGCTACTCCTGACGGGGTAGCCAAGGGGCGCGGCGATGTTCCACGTGAAACACTCCCCGAAAAAAACTCAATTAATGCTTGACTTTAGCAAAATTTTGGCGCGCGGGCGCCAGTGTGGGAGTGAAGTATCTACCCTAAATGCCCTCTGCGCCATTATGAGTGCAAAAGCTAAGAATGTCAAGTCTTTTTTACGGGTGTGCGCAAAATAATTTTAGATTGGGCAAGTCTTCTTGCGCCAGTAGTAGAGTGACGAAATGAAGTGAAAAATAGGCCCGCGCCATTTTACGCGCAATGCTGCGCAATGTCAAGTCTTTTTGCGGGGTTGCGTGCAATTTATTTTGATTGGGTAAGTCTTGACACGGGGACGATAATTGTGTATAATTAGCGCAAACCCCGGAACGGGGCTGTAAATTTAGGAAAATTTTGGAAGATTTGGGCAAAATAAAACTTGACAGAAAAACCCCGCGTGCGGCCCCCCGGAATTCATTTGCGATATTTTATGAGCAATTCCGCAAAAAACATTTGACAGAGAGTGCTTAGGGTTGTATAATATACGCATACTTTAGGAGAATAGATGAATAAATTAGAAACCCAACAGGCTCGGCTCAACCAAATCGTAATGTCAAAAGACTTCGGTCCGACTGCGATTGTGCTTGAAGGTCGTGATACTGCGGGCAAATCATCTACGATCCGAGAGGTTACCCACTACTTGCCTGTAAGCAAATTTGGTGTACAGCTATCTGCCAAACCTAGTCAAAAAACTATGGAAAGCTGGCTAGATTACTGGGGTACCAAAATGCCGTCAGGCAAGCAGATGGTATTCTACGACCGATCTTGGTACTCAAGAGCAATGGTACAAAAGATCAATGGCTGGTGCTCTAACGACCAGTATCAGGATTTCATGGAAGATGTAAATTTTTGGGAGAAAGCACAAGCTCCTGTTCGAATGGTTAAGTTCTGGCTGTCTATCAGCGAAGAAGAACAGGCTAGCAGATTGGCTGAGAGGAAAGTATCCCCGCTCAAATTTTGGAAGTTGTCCCCAAACGACGAGCGAGCATTATCATATTACGACGAGATGACCCTACTCAAAGAAAGGGTATTGACAACTACTAACAATTGGTATACAATTAACTACAACAACAAGCCAGAGGGACGACTAGCTCTTATCACAAAACTCTGCGACATACTGGAGACAAAAAGTGAAAAAAGTTCTTGACATTTTAACCTTTGGCTTGTATAATAGACGCTTAAACAAACAAACATTCGGGAGAAAAAATATGGCAGATTCAGCAGTTAACTACACTGAAGAGATGGTATCAACCATGGTCGATCAGTACGAAGCTGAGCCTACAATGGCAACTGTAGAAGCATTAGCAGGACAGTTCGACAAGCCAAAGCGCAGCATCATTTCTAAGCTGTCTAACATTGGCATCTACATTCCTGCAAGCAAGGGCAAAACCAAAACTGGTGCTCCTGTAGTTCGCAAGGACGAGCTGGTAGCTGAGATTCAAGCATCACTTGGTGTGGAAGTACCTACTCTTGCCAAGGCTACTAAAGGTGACCTAGAAAAATTGTTGGGAGCACTTTCAATAGTATCTACACAGTAATTCGCTGAAACTAAAGTAGGGTTGAGTGGACGGGGGTTCGATTCCCCCCTCCTCCACCATAAGAGCATCAAGGTGCTTTTATGATGGGGGAGCATGGTTTCGACAAGCAATCTCAGGTTAGTGGAGAATCGGTGAGCAACCTACCGTAAATGGAAGAACCTAAATTAAACGCAAACGATGACGTTTATTCTCTAGCTGCATAAGCTAGCGGGCAAGGCCTCTCGGCTTGTTATCCAAAGGAGAGGCACTCAGAAAGCATACTGGGAAGACCGCGACCGTCCCCTGCGTAGGGATGGATATGTCAGAAAAGATCGGGGAGAAGCAGATCGTGACCCCAGCCCAGTATGTTTTCTAAGTTTAAGGAGATTTTATGGACAAGTTACAAAATACTCTCAATGAGTATGAACAAAAGCAGTGGGAACTGTACCTAAATCATTATAACGTAGGAAAAGAAATAATGTCTGAGATACCAAGAGGTGCTCTGTTTGTAGATTACAATTTTCGTGTAAATGCAAACGGTATAACATTTGAAGATAAATATCCAAAGAATCTATCTCTGGAAGCGATGAATAGATATGGAGATTTTAGTGTCGGAGATAGCTTTGTACTAAAATTACTGGATGGACAGCTAGTTTTCGAGAAACAATAGTTGACATTCAATGCGTAGGCTTGTATAATATACGCATAGTTTAAGGAGAAGCAATGAGAATGACAGATTCACAGTTTGAAATCTACATGATGGTAAGCGGTATGATGCAAGAGGGGTTATCTCAAGCAGAAGCATTGTCTTACATCATTAAGTATGACCTTGCTCACATAGATGACATTGCCTGGTTGATGCAAAAGCGAGCATATGCTGAAGCAGCAACAGAGCAAGCAGTAAAATACACTGAGGGTTTAGCTAATGGCTAGACCCCAAGCCCAACAACCCCAACCTTCAAAAGAAGAGTTGGAAGAATTAAAACGTCAAGCACAGGATAGAAGAAATGGCTAGAGGAAAGAGACCTGCGAAGATTGCTTCGCAAAAAGTAGTAAGTCGAAAGCGTATGCTTGATGATAAGGAAGTATTCCCGATCCGAGTAGTAAGCCGACGAGAAGGTATGAAGTACGACATCATGGGTGGATTCACCCGAGAAGGTCGTGACACCATGACAACCATCTATGGTAGTGATGGATACCCTGTTCCTTTCAAAAAGATTGGAAAATTAGTTTAACCTTAGCAAAAATAATTGTTGACAGAAAGGTTATTTTTTGAGATAATATCTTTTCAAAATTAAGGGAATGAAGATTCGTTCTTCATTGAGTAGAGAATCTACTCCGGTGATCCGCTGCTGCCCAAGCCGGCGTTAAGGTTCCTTGCGAGTGAGAGAATTCGAAAAAAGTATCACTGCCGCCTGAGCACTGCGTTACAAGCTCCGCACATAATTGCTATCAATTGCTATGTTTGTGTGTAAACACGCTCTGGAACTATCCCCACAGCCAGAGTAGGGAAACGACAATAATGTGTCTGTGAGTCGTTTGCGAATGGGAAGAGAGGAGGTACCCCATTCATCTTTAATAACTAAAAGGAGAACAGTTGCTGGGCCGGACATCGCGTAAGCATAAGAGCCGGAAGTCGACGGAGTCATCGAGAGCAGTAATTCCTAGTCCTGACTAGCTAGCAGGAGCCACAGCTTAATTTAGGTAGCCCGCTTCGCTCATCGTGAGGTGAGATAAACGAAGAGTACTCAACTGGGAAATGCCCTAAGGTGTCCAAGCCTTGGGGCATTTTTTTATACCTATTCAAAAAAATTTCTTGACAATTTTTCTCACGTCTATTATAATATATCGCACAAGGAGAAAAATATGGCTACAATAATACCATTTCCCGAAAAAGATACCCTAAAGGCCAAGCTAGAAGATAGTATGGGAGAAATGCGTATGTCTCTAATAGAGATGTATGAGGCTCTCGATAAGGTTGAAAAAGGGTTTACAGTTATACAAAATCAAGCTCATGAGATGGAGGACTCCTATCAGGAATTGATGAAGTTGTATATCGAAGAAGTAGGTGAGGATAATGTCCCTCTCGAATGGTTAGACTTTTGTCCCTATGTTGGAATGACCCGAGATGCAACTACGGGTGAAATTAAAATAACTTTGGTAAACCCAAAAGACTTGGAGAAAGATAAATGAGAGATCAAATTATTAATGCACTAAAAATGCAATATGCCGGTATGATGGAAATGCATCGTGCAAATATTGATATCTATCTTGCTAACCCCGTCGGGATTGGAGAGCATCCAGATATATTAGGTGCTATTGATTCTGAGATAGCGGAGTTGGCTGCAGTTACAGAAAAACTGCAAACACTTATGAATGAATTTGATGATGATCCGGAGGACTAATGAACTATACGGAAGACCAGACCAAGTACATGGTCGAAGAGTATACGAATAAGCCGACTCGTATTACAGTAGAAAGGCTAGCAAAAGAACTGGACAAAACTCCTAAGTCCATAATCGGTAAATTAAGCCGAGAAGCAGTGTATCGCCGATCCGTCTACAAGACGAAGTCAGGCGAAATACCTGTAACAAAAGAAGAGATAGTACGCGATCTAGAAGCTGCACTTGGCTTCAATACAGAGGATTTGGCGGGGTTGGAGAAAGCCCCAAAGAATGTACTAAAGCGATTACAAACAGAACTATGCTCCTTTACTGGGGTCTCAACGGGGTCAAAACTATGAGAAGATTACCAAAACTAATGGAAAGCTGGACTGAAGGCGACTGCACTATTGAAATCTATGAAGATCTTGGTCCTCTACCGAACAATCCACACTGTGATGTAACTTCCTATAGATTGAAAATAATTACTCACGATTCTAGAAAATTCCCTGTGCTTACTGGTGCAATAAAAGAAGCAAAGAAACTTTTGAGCAGAAAAAATAATCGCGAATTGCGTACAATTAAGACGAATTTTGACTTAAACGGAAAAAATGAAAAAGACAAGAACGAGGATATTTGATTATCACCGTCCTTAGAGATTGTCGTAATCAACATTTGAATGATGTGATTAGAGATGGGATTTATGATAACCACTATGCAACAACAATCTAATCTATTGGGATCCCGTTATGATGCTCCCAGAGGTCGCATCATCGGAATCGCAATAATAGATTTATGCACAGAGGTTATCATCTGATTGAAGTAATTAACGATTGACTTGATTGTCTATCAAATATGTTATATATTTTACCACACTTTTTGGCATAAAGAAAGTACTATTTTTGACTACCTATATGGATTTCAGGACTGGCCGGCAATGTGGTAATGTAAAAAAATTTTATATTTAAGATGGAGAGTTGGAATGAAAAGCGAAAATACACTTCCAAAAATAGCTGTGGGAGAAATACACGAGAACGAAGACGGTTCTGCGAATGTAGAGTTGGAGTTAGACGCACCTGCTGTAGCTCTTCTCATGCAAATTGGATTTGAAACCTTATTAAAAACTTCTTTGGAGAAGCGAATTGATAACGATTAGTTATAAACAAATGGATCGAGGACTTGACAGAGGTCCAGTCGATGAAGTAACAATGGTACTTGGTGATGAAGATGCAAACCGAGATGCACTCATGCGCTCTTTTCAGCAGTTTCTGCAAGGTATCGGATATGTATTCTCGGTCGAAGAACTTGGAGAATACGACTAATGACCTGGAACTATAGAGTAGTATCACGAGCCTATCCTGGGCCAGGAGACCATGAAACTATGCGAGAGTACTACATTCATGAAGTTTACTACGATGATGGTAGAATCATTGGAATGACAGAAAATCCTATGGAGCCTTATGGTCAGGATGAACAAGAACTAAAAGATAGCATTGAATTAATGTTGCAAGCCTTTGAGAAACCTACTCTCAAAGAGGAGGAGTTGGAAAATGCGTTTAGATCAGGAGGACAAAAATAAGAGTTATTTAAGATGTAGAGCGAAGGGCTGTAAGTTCACAGGCCCTCCTCTACATTTTGCTCATATCTACAATACCACACTTTGCCCCAAACATGCAAGTGCTGCAGTGTGGAAACGAAATCAATACTTCACATCAAAATAGAAGCCCCAGAAGAAAACTTCTACACCAACGGTGAGAGTTCTTGTTTCAGGGTACTTTGTTGTTTTCATCCACTCCAATACGATGGCGGGGAGTATGTAGAAGGTATTTCCAAAATTTTGTCTGTATCTGTGAAACTGCATAGTTGTTCTCCTATACTAAGAAACTAATAGCATTTGTATTAGTAATTGTCTGTACACGACCTTTATGATCGTATAGAGTAATAGAATACACCATCTGCGAGATCTTGTACTGACCTTGGCCAACACGAGAAACTCGCTCGATGGTATAGTTTGATTGCGATGTATAAGTAATAGGACTAACTGGAGGTATAGTCATACTTCTATTCCGGATAGATGATTTCATGTAAGTTTGGCTCAAAGTAGTTAGGGCCTTTTAGTACCTTACCATCTTCTCGATGAATAGGTCTTCCATCCTCTCCAAGTTTTGACATATTACTATCATGCACTTCTGTGAAACACTCATCTAAATCTAGACCGAAAGCATGTCCTGCACCATAGATTACATAGAGAAGATCAGTGAGTGCGTCTGCAATCTCTACCATATCCCTATCTTCTACAGCTTGACAAAGTTCACTGAACTCTTCTGATATGAGTTCTAATCGAAGCTCTCGAGTACTAAAATCAGGCCAGGTAGGTTCTACTTCTACCTTCTGTCCAAAGGCTTCCATGAAGTCTCCAACCGATTCA